AAGCTCCATTTTCATCAACCATTCTAATCTTGACCAGTACTTTGCAAAATCATCTATGCTTTCCACGTCTACATTTAAATAATGATGTATCAAATGACATTTTTCTGCAAATCCTATTTCTTTTGAGCTTCTACTTTTGTATCGGTCAAGTTTTTTTTTACTTCACCCTCCATAAAGTCAACTATAGATGCACAATAAAGACATATATTAGAATAAAGCTTCACATTGTTTTGTATTTCCACTAAGCCTTCAGCTCCTCCTAGATAGCAAGAATCAAATATAATCTTCCCTGCTGTAATTCTATCAAAAAGCGATTTGCTTAAAGCTTGTGAATAAACTTCAAAATTATTTTCGGGATTTGCTAACTCGTAGTTTTTTCCCTCAATTACAATAGTTATTTTATCGCTCATTAAAATTCAGATTTTAAATGTGATGCAATGCACGTATAAGCTTCTTTAATATCTGTCGTATCCTCATCGGTTGTCATTTCAACGCTTTGTACTAATACATTTTTAACAATAGTAAATCTTGGCGCTGATGGATTTGTAAAAGTCATAGGAATATCAAAAGGTGGTAGTGCTGTTTGTTTTCTTCCGGGGCTTGCAAATCTTAAATTATCACTATCTTTTTTTGATAGCGTAAAACTTATTTCTACTGCCTCGCTTTTACCGTCTCCATATCCAACTGGAAGACCTTGTGTACCCCATGAGAACTCTCTATTCTTCGTTTCATTTATAGTCAAATCTGACAAAGAAGTTAATGGTACACCACCGACATTGAACACTATTTGCTTATGACTATGATTTTGTCCGTTTATTAATGCTATTCCTTCCATTTTATGTCAATTTAACTGCGTATGAATTGTTTACTACTATGTTTCTGGCTTTACCTTTTGGTATAATCTCAAAAGTTATTTGCAGTTCGCTTGTTTGCAAAATATCTTGTGTTTGATCTATTGTAACTTTATATCCGGGGTCGTCTTCTGTTCCTGATATTTCACCGTCAATCATCATTAAAGCAAGTTCACCAGCTACAATTGAATGATATTCATTAATACTTGCTTGGCTTAAAGTACCATCACTATTAAGGTTGATATCACCAACTAACTTAGGGACTAGAGCAATATAATTATTACGCTCTGCCTTATCCATTGTACGGTTATTTTCCACTGTTGCGTAATCGTCTGATCTTGCTATTGCCGTATAGCTATCATTGAAGAAAACACCAGAGTAACCAGAAAAGCTTCGTAGATAAGTATAATGGTAATCGTTAAGCTGATTTCTTAAACCTTGCGATTGATCTTTATATAAATCACCAGTTGCAAATCCTGCCTCTCCGTGATTGTTTCCGCTTGTTAAAGGGAATCTCTCAGGATTAGCCGTACTTTCATTTACATTGCCAAAGGCTATCGAGCCTAATTTAGTTCCTAAACTGGATACTGAATGTCCTACAATATCTGGTAAATTCAAACTTATCTCACTAAAGTAATCACTATCATAAGTGGCTTGACCTGTGCTTGACTTAATGGCTATGTATGTTCTATTTAACCATTTTACTTTTGCACCAGCTAGATATGATTGTGTTGCTGAATAAGACGCTTGATGGAAATTTCCATCTTCTCCAAGCATAACTTGTACTTTACTATTTGTAAGTGTCGCCAGGTTGCTTAAATTACTTAATGTTAATGCCGACATATCGGCATGAAATACACCTAAGCAGTTTTCTTTTTCCGCTCTTGCGGTTACTAATTCGGTTTGAACATTAGCTAGTTGAGATGTTGCAAAAGACTCATGTGTTACATTTACACCTATTTGTCTAAATTCTCCGTTTGCTGCTGTTCTCATATCTGAAATCTCAGAAGCATCGAATGTATCTTGTCCATATATACCTACCCAGCATTTACCATCTGATTTTTTACGGAAGAATTCTGATATATGATAATGCATAATAGCAAATTCTGACCCAACACCTGAACTAAATTGTGTTGCCGTTACTGTTGCTGCACCACTTGTTACAAATGCTATTGTAGCACTATTAGGAACTACACCCATTTTTGCAGGAGCAGTTAATTGAACTGTATCAGTGCTTAATGTTGCTGAAAATCCATGCTTTAGAGTAAGTGCATTTATAGCATCTACTAACCCGCTGGCAATATCAGCAACTGCATCAGCTGTAACTACAGTATAAGCACCTAATGTAATACCATCAATAGTTATGCTTGTTGTGTCATCTGCTGCACCTGTCAAAGTAATTTGAACTTGACCACCCGTAGCTACTGTCTCATCTGAATGCGTATCAACTATGCCTAAATCTTCTGCTTCTTGCAGACTAAATATAGGCTTTACTCTATCATTAGCCGAAAAGCCAGAAGGTAAAGTGTCGTTATAAAATAGCAATGCTGAAACATGATCAAAGGAAGGATCGCGTCGCCCTAATCCGTTAGTGCGTATGAATTGTATGTTATTCTCTGGCATCTTCTTTTTCTTTTATGAGTTTTTCTATGTTTTCTACACTCATTCGCTTGTCAATTTTTACGCCCATTTCTTTAGCTATTTCAATTAAAGCTTCTTTATCAGAATCAACCTTATCAGCTTTTTTAGGCTTTTCAATTACTTGCTTTGTCTTTTCAACAACTACATCAGCTCTAGTAATTTCAAATGGCGCTCTTAGTTTATATACTCTAGCGTGAGATGAAGCTTGAACTTTGCAGTTTGGGTAGAAAACTTGATTATCCTCAGTTACATATAATAGTTCTACCTTATCCTTTTTAAAATAAGGTTTCACCATTTCAATTAATTGTTCTTTTGTGTATTTCATATTAAAATTTTAAAAGAAACGCCTATCATATAAACAGGCGTTTCCTTATTTATTATGAATCTTGAACGATAGTTACAATACCTGTACCATCTGTGCGCATTTGCGTATTATTAAAACGCTGCGTTGCTGAGTATAAATCGCCTTGATAAGTTGCATCATCTACGTTACGATATACTTGAGTTGAACCTAAAGCTCTTGCAACCTCGTCTTGTTGCCATCCGACTGCCGCCCAATGATCTGTAGCTGCTGTTGCTGCTCCGACTGCTTTAATAGTTGGAGTTGCTGCATCAGCATAAACAAGAGTGTATGATCTTGGAATTATTTTAAAACCGTAAACCTTAGATACTACTCCGTCGCTAATGTCACCATTAGATAAACTTTTGTTATAGTCAAGGTTTAATAATTCTGCTTTATTCGCTTCAACGAAATTCCAATACATACGAGAAGGCATAGTCATATATCTACCATCAGAAGGCACATTGTCTTCATCAAGCTTTAACGCCGCTGCCGCCATATCTGCTAAATCTATACCGTTACGATTACCAGTTCCTCCGGGAGGTGTTATGTTTGCTGCTGCTGTGCCTGTTGTTAGTACTATTTGTCCGCTATTTGCGATAAGTCCAGCACCACCCCAATTGTAAAGACCTCGCAATGCTATGCTATTTTTCAGTGATAACATGTGTTGACGTAAAATAGAACTAGCTTTAGGATAAGAAAGTTCTTTTTTATCTTTTTCAGCAAGTTTAATAGCACCTAAAGAAAATTCTATAAGGTCATAAGTCTGCCTAGTGTCTGTGCGTTCTTGTACTGCGATAGGGTATAAAGTTCTATCTTCTACTACGTCGGGCAGAGTTCCTGAAATTGGAATCTCTACAGTTTTATCATTTACAAAAGCATCGTGCGATACGGACTTTAGTAAAAATTCATTACCCGCAAAAAGTTGATCTTTTATTACACGGGTAAATGCGGTTGTTCTTACATCTGCCATTTTATTTATTTTTTAGTCAATTTGTTGATCTCCACCCATTGCAACGAAAGCAGTTCCGTTATATACAAAGGATTGATTATGTGTTGTTCCTGCTACGCCTGTTATCGTTGCGCTTGTAATATTAGTTCCGAAAATTGTTGTTTCAGTTCCATTAGTCTTGCTTTGAACTACTAGTATTGCTCCAGCTTCTAATTCTGAATCAATAGTTAAATTAATAGTTCTGTTGCCTGTTGCTTCTGTAGTTACACCGTCAATAATGGTGAAATTACTTGTTATTGTTAGGGCTTGTGCGCCTGTTGCTGTCAATGATAGCGACGTATTAGCTACCCCAAAAGGAAATTTAATTGCCATTTTGTTTTATTTTATTTATTTTCTTTAATCCATTTAGCCTCTAAAACATCATACAACCTAGGGGCTTCTGCTTTTAAATCTTCAAGCTTCTGAGGTTCATTTTTCCACAAGTACCCATAATCCAAGTTTTCAGCTTTAATACCTACTTTTGCGGCTACTTCTGTTAATTGATTGCCTGTAAGTTGAGCTGTAATATCAGGC